GTAGCATGTTCCAAACAGTAGGGTGCATGAAGTAACGACCTGCACGACGGACAGAGCCGACTACGAGGTAACGTGAATCCATAGCGTCATCAGCAGAGAAATCTGTGATGGCTGAACCAACTGATAGAGTCTTGAAAGCTTCACCAGAATCTGGTGCGTACAATAGACCGTAAGTTGAATCAGTAAATACTAATTGGTCAAACAGTTTTGCACGAGCACGAGCGATTTCAGTTGCAGCGTCATTCCAAAGATTGATAGCAGCGTCCTCAATAACTTCACTTGTGAATACTAGTGTAGCGATATACTTATCAAGTGCGACTGTGGTTGCAGAGTAAGTAAGTTTCTGAGCGTTCTGCGCTGTAGCTTCACCAGTACGAGTAAATGAAATTTCATTTGTACCAGCAAGCAAGGTTACAGAATCTCGGTCAGTAACACGAACATCAGCTAAACGAGCAGCAACACCGTAGTCTTGCGTAAGTCGTTCTACTTCTGCAACAAATTCTGGGTCTGGTACTAGAGCAGCACCATCAGCAGCAGTTGTTACGTTTTGGTAGTTAGCTTTATTTACTTCGCTCCATGCCTTATCAACATAAGAGTTATATTCAGCAATTCCTACTGAGTCGTTATTCTTAAAAGCTACAAGACCTTTTGCAAAGCGTTGCTCTTTACTAAGTGATTCCATAGCAGAAGTTTTAACAACTGGCTTTTCGTCACTGTGAATAGCTTTCTTTGTTACAGTTTCAGTCTTAGCAATAATAGCGTCAGCGATTTCGTCTGCACTTGCAGCTTTAGGCATGTCAGCTTTTAGAGCTTCCTGAACTGATTTTGAAACAGCGTCAATAACTTCTGAATCAATTTCGATTTTTTCTGTACTCATTATGAGTTTCCTTTCAATTTAATTTGTCGTATGACAGTTTCGACTTGATTATCGACCGCTTGCGCTTGGCGCAAAATAACCCGCCTATTAGTTGTTTCGTCTGCCGACGCTTCTTTGGGTTCAGCAAAGCTTAATTCCTCTAAAGTGGCTACGAGTGTTTTCAATACTTGTATATCGTTTTTAATTTCATTACCATCAGTCAACATCTTACGAGCGTAAGCGTTAGCCAATGCCCGAAGTTCCGCTTTCTGATTACCATCAAATGACTTACTAGCTACTAATGCTTCTTGGTTAGCCGGTATAGATACAACACTAAATTCTTTCATCATCATCTTAGTAATTGTAAGTCCGTCACTACCCCATTCTTGTACCATGCCACCGATTGAAACGGCATTAAGATAACCATCAAGAATGTAGTTATATACTTTGGCTGCAAACTCATCTTTCATATAGAACTGAGCTTTAGCCATTAGCTTACCGCTCTCTTTCCATACCTTAGTAGCCTTTGCTATAGGTAGGTTGAAACCATCATGACCCCATAAAACAACAGGATTCTTTTTAAAGTCTTTAATGTCTATGCCGTCTACATTGATACGTTCACCGTGAGCGTCCCATGCGTTCGTTGATACCACAAATTCTACTTCGCCCTCTTTTAATCTTGAGGCTTTTTCTATAAGTCCGTCAGCTTTAATTATCATTCTGCTTCCTCTACTGAAAAGTGTATCTCTATTTCAAAAGAGCCAACTGTAGCAACAGTTCCTTGCTTGATTAAAATACCCTCGTTAGGATTTAATACTATTCTGTCAGCTTTTAATACATCAAGGTTTTGGCTTAGTGTGACAGCAGCGTTTGTTTCCTCTGGAAATGCCATAGCTGTACCGATACGAGCTGTAACAGTAGAACCACCAACTGGCAAAGTACGAGCAGTAATACCGCTAGGTAATGCAGGTTGTCGGCTATTTAATGGGTAGATTGTAGCAGCCGTTTCACTTGCAGAAGCGTAACCAATAGATTGTCCACTTGTTGCAACTGTAGAAGTTCTTAGTAAATTAAATCTTGCACTAACTACACCTGATACAGCAACATCAGAAGTTGGTCGTATATATACTTTATCTATATAAACAATTTGACCACTTGCAGAACTATTAAATAAGTCTACATACTGTTTGCTTGCGCCTACAGTGATGTCACCTGTTAGTAATACATATTCTTTATCTTGCATGTTTCTCCTTAATTAAAAAAGTCCTCTGACAACCGACCAGCTCGTAACTGAGGTGGATTTATGGTCTCTTTGAGGACTCTGGTGGCATTATAACAGTAATGCTAGTCATGTCAAATTCATTTGTGACAAATATCTCATTACTCTTAACATTGTATTCAAATATCATATAGCACCGTGGACATTTAATAGCGCCTTGTAAGTTATCAACTTTGGCAAGTAACTTATTACAGCCTTTGCATTTTACATCAATCATACTTCTGATATTTCCTGACGAACAATTATAGAATCAGTTACTTGTTCTACGATTATATCGGTTATTTGTTGTCTTATAATTAAATCAGTTAGTTCTTGAGATACTTCAATATCCGTTTGTATTTGTCTAATAGTAAGTTCTATATCTACTGCGGTGCTAAAATCTATTGTTTCTAGTGTAGGTGTAAGACTTAAATCTTGTACCGTTAATGTAGTAATCCCTGTATCAAGAGTTGTTGAATCTAATCCTGTTACTATACTCACATCTTGTACTGCAAGATTATTAGCTTGCATAAGACTCGGTATTTCGAAGCTAGGAGTTGTCGATATATCATTTACAGATAGAACATTTGCACCAGATACATCAGTAGCTTCTAAAGTAGGTGTAGTAGATATGTCGGCTACAGCTAAAGTATTGGCTTGAGTTAAAACAGGGCTTTCAAATGTAGGGGCTGTAGATACATTAGCTACAGTTAGATTATTAGCTTGCGTAAGTGCAGGACTTTCAAAAGTTGGTGTTGTACTTATATCAGTTACTACAAGGGTATTTGCCTGAGTAAGTGCAGGACTTTCTATAGTAGGAGTAGTACTAACATTATTTACTGCCAATGTGTTGGCTTGCGTTAATGTAGGGCTTTCTAGTGTAGGTGTACTGCTAATGTCCGCTACTATCAACGATAAACTTAAAACAGGACTTTCTAATGTTGGTGTAGTAGATATATCCTGTACGACTAGAGTATTAGCTTGAGTGAGTGCTACGTTTTCCAGTGTAGGCGTAATAGAAGCGTCTTGTACTACAAGGGTGTTAGCTTGAGTTAATGCAGGTACTTCGAAAGTTGGCGTTGTAGATATATCTTGTACTACAAGCGTAGTACCCGAAGCAGCAGCCGTAACTTCCATTATTACTAAGCGCCAGTTATCTGCGGAAGATATTGTAGCTCCTATAGTTTGCGAGCTTCCTGTAGCTGTGACATACCCTGCATAACCCGAACCGAGGTTAGCGTCTGCATGAGTTACCGAGGTTATATCGGTTGTACCCGAAGCTGTAAATGTCCTATCATTCTGTGTAGATACAAATACGAGTAACATATTTCCACTAGTACCTGTATAACTTGCAGTTGCAGCTGTTCCGTAAGTCCCACCCGTAGTAGAACCAGCAATAGGTGTTGTCTGGTCTACTCCCTCTAAAGCCACACCAATCATAGCTTGTAGTTTAAAAGAAGCCGTATTAGATACTATAGTAGTATCAGCGTCATTTATAACATATCGCTGAGTACTAACAGCTACCACATTAGCGTTTATTGAGTCAGCTATTGCAGTAGGAGTGTTACCCTCAAACGTCCATGAACCTACATCAGAAGCAGGGTTACGGTTGAACCCAGCAGCTATAGCACAAGAGTCCGTTCCTGTAACATCAAGGTCTGCCATAGTGTGCGAAGATAAAAATCCACCGCTTCCAGACTGATACGTTTGACTGCCTCTAATAGTTACTGCCATTATATTTTCACTTTCACATCAGGTAATTTTTGTTTAAGTTTGTCTCTGGTTGCATGGTCTAGTTTGTCTAATTCCAGTTCACCTTTTTCATAGTAGTATTCAAACAAAGTAATATCTTTAGTCAGTAATTCTTCGGCTTTAGTAGTGTCTTTATTTAACTTTTTAAGTCCAGCAAAATACGCCACTTTCTCATCAGATATACCAAAGATGTTATCTGTGCCGTTTACCTTAATATATTGCACAGCGTCATCTACAGTTAAACCAAGTTTTTCACCGCCATATAGATGTAACTGCATAGGACTTCTCCTATTTAAGCAGCGTCAGCTAGTTTGAGTGCAAATGCAGGGATTGTTACGGTTCCACCTGCTGTAAGTGATTGTGAAGTACAAGTTGTAACCCATAAAAGGTTTGTTCCGTCTGTACCAGCTATGTGTTGTGCAGTACCAGAGTTAGTTATACTAATAGCAGAATGTACATCAGTAGTAGCTTTACGTCCTACAGTTGAGTCATCAGCTAATGTAAAATTAGCACTAGTAATTGTTTTAGTAGCAAGCATATACGTTGTTACTGCTTCTGTACGAGTAGTAGGCTGTGTGGAGCATACGCTTATTGAAGTACAGTTAGTTAATATTCCGAGCATTGAGTCGAGTCGTCCGTCAGGTATTAGTTTTGCCATGTTATTGTTCCCCTATATTAGTGTTAATTATGATGTCTAAATCATCTACTTGTAATGTTATATCTTCTATCTGTTCCATTATGCGGTTCTCCTTGTTATATCTGACCTTATTATAAACTTATCCTTTGGTAGCGATGTAACTACACCTGCACCTGATACAAATTGTACATCATACCAGTACGTTGCAGGTGTGATATTCGTATCACTAGCCGATAATGTAAAAGACAATACACCAGTAGTTGGTGTACTAAAACTTGAAATATCTTTTTGTATTACTGCTTCTGTATCATCTGTCGGTTCAGAATCTGCATTGACCGTAAAAAATACTTCACCACCACTTAAATTTATAGGGTCGCCAGCACTATCTAAAAATGTAGCTGTTATTACCCTTGTATCACCTCTGACTATATCAATTTCTGCCATATTAACTCCTTTTATTTATACATATCATAGGCTGCTGCCTCTGCGTTATCGTTAGCATCTTTCAATATCTTGCCAGCACTACCAGCAATCGTATGAGCAGATAGTGGCTCGTCCCATACCCCACCAAGACTAGGCATAGTTGCAATAGCTGGAGCTACAGGCAATCCCTCTGCCCAAAGGTCAAGTCCACCCAAGTCAACCTGTACGCCAGCAGGGTAGGCAACATTCACATCATCAACATAGAAGTATCTGTTCGTACCAGTAGCGTCAGTTGCCCCTGTAACTTTCATTTCAATCTGTCCATAGGTAGTAGTAGGCGTAAAGGTGCAAGCTAGTAGTTGCCAGTTGGTGTTGCCTAGAGCCACGCTAGACACTGTTGTACCGTTGTCATAATTGATAGTTAAAGTTGGTTTGGTATGAGTACCGCCGTAGTAAG